ATCTTGCCGAGAAGCATGGCGTGTCATTTGAACAACAGTTAGAAATCCTGAATAATAAGTTGAAGAAAAGAAAGGGCTAAAAATATGTGTTCACGATGCGGTAGTCAGTTTCGACTGATTCAAGTTGGTCGTTTTCTCTATTGCTTTGAGTGCGAGAAGGATGTCGCTCTTGAGCGATTGGGATTGGTCAAACAATCATGACAGAGGAGAGGATGATGATAGAGAAATATCTCAACAAGCGAGGAGTTCGCTTGACCGATAAGGGTCGCAACTGGGCAGAGAACGCCGAAGCCATAGGCTTTTGGATTCTGCTCTTTATCGTCTTTGGCATTGTCGGCACCATAGAAATCGGTGGTTACTGAGCATGGTAGGAAAGGTCAGGCGCTTGGTCCAGAGGCTTCTACGAGGCTCACAGCCCCGTTTAGGGACCATTTCTGAGGCATCCCTACGACGAGTACGACGCGCCCAATCTGAGAAAGATTTGGATTCGAATAACTAACCCAAGTTGTGATATACTCAAGATGTCCTGAGAGGAGGACAAAATGACAGAAGCAACAAAAACCCCAAAGTTGGGAAAGCGCGAGTGCGCTCGCATTTACAAAGAGGCGCATGAAGCAGGAGTTGAAGCAGTCAAAACTGTCAAACTTCCACAGTTCGTAGTTGGACAACCAACTACACCACTTGGCAACGACATTGATTACACGAAGCCAACTTACATACTCAATGGTCTCTGCGGATTCGCATGGGTCTCCATCTTTCCTGCGAGGGGAAGTTTCGTGACTTACTTGAAGTCCAAGGGACTTGGTGGCAAGGCATACGGTGGCGGTTATCAGATTTGGGTTTCTGATTACGGTCAGTCCGTAGATTTGAAGAGCGCTTACGCAAGTGCTTTTGCGAATGTGCTTCAAAAGTATGGAATCAAAGCCTATGGAGAAAGTAGGCTTGATTAGAGTTCAATCCCTTCCGAATGTCGGGGATTGAATCGAATCGCTCCATGTGTCGCTTCTTAGATACATGGGGCGATTGTGTGTAACCGCCTTACCCTTTCACGGTTACACAATCGGGTATCCTTACCTTCGGGTACCCAAGTCTGGTGGGGTCGATTGCTCGGTGCGCGTCCGTCCTCTCTCTAGCGCTCTTTGTAGCGCCCCCACCAGACGCCCTTTTATCCTTGACAGTCATTCATCTTGATGCTGTACCCTCAATCCCAAGGTTCGCAAATGCCTTACTTGTAAAAGCGTGGTCAGTCCGATACTGACAACATGGATACGCCAAAGCCATTGGCGATGAAATGTTCGCTCCGACCATCGGAGGAATATGCGATTCTATGAAAAACTATTCAAACCCATTCCGTTCTCATTCTTCATCGTAGGGCTAATCTTTTTCAATCCCCTACATATTCCGCCTGACGACGAAGCCCGTGCTGACACGATTATTGTTTCGTCAGAAGAGATTGAGAAGCCATCTTTAGCGGTCCCTCGGACCCCAGAGGATGCCAAGCGGTATGCCAAGAACCTCATGTCTCAATGGGGTTGGGAATCAAAGACTCAATGGCAATGCCTTGAGTTGCTCTGGACCAGAGAATCAAACTGGCGACCAGATGCCTATAACAGAAAACCAGTCTGGCAAAATGGAGAAAAACTCAACGCTGGCGGTATCCCACAGATTCTAGGGCTGGACCCAGACATCAGCGTGGAAAACCAAATCGAGCGCGGATTTATCTATATCGAGAAAAGATATTTCAATCCATGTTCGGCGTGGCGTTTTTGGAGTGCTGAAGGTTGGTATTAGCCTCTCGGCATGACGAAGAGAGAAGAACCACCTAAGCCAACAGTAATAGACGATGCGCTCGCCGAAATCGGGCGCATCGCTTTTTTGAATCCAGCAATATGTACTGGATGGGTCCTTGTATCCGAATGGATGGGCGAAGGGGACCGCGATTACTGGACCCTGACTCTTGCTGACGGACAAAACCCTGATTGGCGCCATCAAGGATTGATTCACTATGCCATCAAGACATGGGGGGATGAAGATGAAATCGGTCTTACAGACAAACCGACCTCAGACAACTGAAGAAAAAAATCAGTTTCTTCATATTCTTCTCAAAGAGCGGTTTGGCGAAAGCCATCCTGAGCCACGGTCGCAAAGTGATGAGGACGAATGAGCATTGACTTTGTTTCTCAAGCGCCTTGTAAAGATGCTGACCCATGGCTCTTTGACCAGAACATCATAGATTTGGCTTTACCGGGGTTGAGATATTGTCAAGGTTGTCCATTCTGGCAAGAGTGTGACACCTTGATTGAACCTCGTAAAAGTTTCTATGACGGAGTTGCCGCTGGCAAGATATGGAAAAACGGCAAAGTTTTGGCTAGGTTAGATTCCGCTTCCCCACACAGGCTGATTCTACGAGAGGACCCAGAATACGATGTTGATGCCATGGCAGTTCGAGGGAGCGAGTTGTTGGGGGATTGATACAGATTTATTCTTTCCAGATTACAAAGCCTATACACCTGAAAACAATCTTGCTAAGAAGGTGTGTAAATCATGCGTTGTTGTCAATGAATGTCTGACCTATGCCCTACATTATTCAGTCATGGGTATTTGGGGAGGAACAACCATGGATGAACGCAATCGCCTTCGAAAACAACTAAATATCATTCCACAGACACTATCAACGGAGAGGTACACAGCATGACACAGATAACGGTCGCAGGTAACTTGGCGGCGGACCCAGAACTGAAGTTCACAGCATCAGGGAAGGCTTACGCATCATTTACCGTCATGAGTTCAAAATCGGTAAAGAAGGAAGATGGCACTTGGGAAAACAGCGATGTCACCGCTTGGTCAATCAAATGCTGGAATCGTTTGGCTGAGAATGTGGCTGAGTGCTTACGAAAGGGTGTAGGCGTGGTCGTCCTTGGATATGCCTCATCCGAATCATGGGAGGATGCCAAGACTGGTCAAAAGAGAAGCAAGGTCGTCATAACTGCTAACAGCGTAGGTATTGACCTCAAGCGCCACACCGTCTCGGCTATCCATAACGCATCAAAGCAGACGGCGAGCGCTGACTTGCCATGGGGAGAGCCTTCGTGGGCAAAGGCGACAGACACGGCGGAATCGTTCCCCTTCTAACCTCCATATAGTATTATTGGGGTTGATAATCTCTGAAGGGAGATTGATATGGCTTGGAGCGATTACTTTGTCGCACAACTTCCTAACGCAAAAGTTGTTGTGTCGCCAGAAGGTCGTCCTTTTGTTTCGATGGAGATTTTGCCACGCGAATATGTCGAGATTCATTTGACACTCACCGAAAGTGAGTTGCCATTCAAAATCAACTACCGTTCATTTGATTCAGTAGGAGATTTACTTGAAGAGAGACATTACGCATCGGCTGGCACAAAAGATTTAGCGAGACAAGCGGCGATGGATATTTGCGGTTTCCGACTAAACTCTCAAGAGTTCGTACTAGACGGAGAATAGGTCAAAAATCGCGTCGGATATAATCGCCGATGTGTATAAAGACTTTTCTTCCAATGGTGGAGAAGTTTTGTCTGTGTTGCGGACTTTCGCCATCCAGACTCACGAGTTGTTCGTTGAGTTGATGGACGCGGGATTCAACGAAGAACAGGCTATCAAAGTGGTCGTTGGATTAGTCCATAAAGAGTAGAGGTATTCATGGCAGAGAAGTTTGACCTCAAGGAAATAGGCTCGACTGGCTTACGCCGTTCGGGTGGCACCGTCTATGAAGAGTTTCTAACCAATCTCCGTGGTATCAGAGGTTTCAAAACCTATCGTGAGATGGCTGATAATGACCCCACGATTGGGTCGATGCTTTACGCTATCGAGAAAGTCATCACCCGTTTGGAATGGCGAATAGACCCATATCAAGATGATTCTGCTGATGGGGACATCAATCCAGACGATAAAGAAGTTGCGGCGTTCGTAGAATCTTGCTTACATGACATGAGCGATTCGTGGGACCAGACGCTCTCTCAAATCCTTTCAATGTTAGTTTTTGGTTTCTCTTATCATGAAATCGTCTACAAGAAGCGCAATGGAGATACAAAGAATCCACAGACACGCTCTAAGCATGATGATGGAAAAATCGGCTGGCGTAAGATGCCTATTCGCGCTCAGGAAACCTTATTCCGTTGGGAGATGGATGAGGATGGCGGTATTCAGGCAATGGTCCAAGTGGACCCATCAACGGGCGGAACCTACATAATCCCGATTGAAAAATCAGTTCTGTTCCGTACAACTACCGCGAAGAATAATCCTGAAGGTCGTTCAATCCTTCGTAATGCTTATCGCCCTTGGTTCTTCAAGCGACGCATTGAGGAAATCGAAGCAGTTGGTATTGAGCGTGATTTAGCAGGTTTGCCTATCGCTTATCTGCCACCAGAGTATCTCTCATCAACAGCAACGGCTGACCAAGTTTCAGTTCTCAATACGGTCAAAGACATTGTTACTTCAATCAAGCGCAATGAGCAAGAAGGCATTGTCATGCCGACAATGTATGACGATGCTGGTCACAAGATGTTTGACCTTCAGTTGCTCTCGTCAGGTGGAAGCCGTCAGTTCGATACAGACAAGATTATTCAGCGCTATGACCAGAGAATGTCCATGTCGATTCTTTCAGACTTCATTCTTCTTGGCTCCGACCGAGTTGGCTCTTATGCCCTTGGTGCTTCAAAGATGGATTTATGGTCAATGTCCGTTGATGCGATTGCTAAAAATATCGCAGAGGTGATGAATCAATATGCGATTCCGCGCCTTCTCAAACTCAATGGCATGGATATATCTCGTGCGCCATTCCTATCTTACGGAGAAGTAGCACACATTGACCTTACCGAGATTTCTGACTTCGTAACGAAGTTGGCTCAGGCTGGCGTCCTTATGCCAGACCCCAAGTTGGAAGATTATCTACGCGAGATGGCTGGTTTGCCACCTGCTGAACATGATGGTGCCAACTATGGGATGCCACCTATGCCCGGACAACCAAAAGAGTTTGAACCCGGCGAGATGGAAGAGCCAGAGGAGATGGAGGATGAAGAGGAACTAGAGGTTGCGGAGAACACCGAACCACTAGACGGCGATTTGGATTGATAGATGCCTTTCGTATTTCGAAAAGCAGACGAGCCACGACGGATTCCTCTCACCCCTGAAGAACAAGCCCTCGCAAGGGTTCTTTACTCTGCTATTCGTAGCGCAACCGATAAAGTAAAAGTTGATGAACTAGCCCGTCTTTTACAACGCTTGGACCCAGATTCTCTCAACCGTATTTTGGCGACGCTCAGTATTGCGAGAGATTCAAAGAAGATACAAATATCTTTATTAGATTCTATTGATGTAGGTGGGCAACAGGCAGTTCGCCAGATTCGTGAGTTGGGACCATCCTTAGCCTTACCAGCATTTTTACCTTCTAAAGTAGAAATCGCCAACAAAGTTCCTATGGCGAACATGGACTTCACGAACATACCGAGATGGGCGCAACCTGCTTCGGCTAGGGGCAAGATTTCTTTCTCATTCAATAAAACGAATCCAAACTCGTTAGCCTTCGCTCAAAGACGAGCAGGTGAGTTGGTCACGAGTATTGATGGTCTGACCCAAGTTGCCATCCGCAAAATCATTTTAGATTCTTTCGCAGAACAACTAGATTATCGAGCAACCGCAAGAAGAATAAAAAACATCGTTGGGCTTCATCCGCGATGGGCAGATGCCGTTGTCAAGTTCGAGAAGCGTGAACTAGCACGGCTGATGCGAGATGGTTTCAAGGAAGCAACGGCTAGACAAAAGGCTCAGAAGTCCGCTTCGGTGTATTCCGATAGATTGAAGAGCGCTCGGGCGACCATGATTGCTAGAACAGAGATTCAGATTGCTCAAAACGAGGGTCGCTATGAGGGCTGGAAGCAAGCGCATAAGGCTGGACTTGTAGACCCACAAACACAAAAGATGTGGATTACCGCTCAAGATGAGCGAACCTGTGACATCTGCGCTCCCCTCGACAGAGAAGTTGTTCCATGGAACGGCGTGTTTTCGATTGGCTTTGAAGCGCCTATCGTTCATCCTCATTGCCGTTGTACGATGATTTTGCTACCGCCGGGCGCTGAGGCGTCTGAGGGCATTGAGTTTGAAGGCGAGTTCGAAGAATGACATTTACCATTTACTTCGACGCAGGACTAAAGCCAGTCATCAAGCATCAAGAACATGACCAGAAAACGCATGGAAGTTGGGCTACTGGTCAAAAGGGCGGAAGCGGTCTTAGCGCTCGTGAAATGTATAACCTCAAGGTAAATAGAACAGACCCACAAGTTAGAAAAGTTTATGACGCTCAGGAAAAACATTATCCTCAAATCCAAAATCCAAACCTAGAGCCACCAAGCGCACCTAATCGAGCAGATTTCGCTGATTATGATGAGTACAACAAGGCTTACAAAAAATACTCAAAAGACTGGCTTGATTATTCAAGAAAAAGCACAACAGCAATCATTTCTCCAATCGCTGAAAAACATTTAGACGGCACTCCTAGCGGAGTTGAGGCGTATGTCAATGAAGTAGTCAGGTCTGATTGGTTTGTAGAAACTTATGGCAACGGAGGTTCTTTTGGGTTTCCTAAAGTCATGTCATCATCTGATGCTGGTGCCGCCTCTGGTGCTTTTCAAATCGGCTTCAAAAATGGTGTGCCATTTAGCAGACTAAAAATAAGTAGAGGCTATTCAAAAGCAGAACCAACGCTTATTCACGAAATCGCTCATTACGCAACAACGATTAGTGCTACTTCTCCTCACGATGCTCACGGAGTAGAGTACAGAAGAAATCATATTTATATTGCGAGTCAGGTCTTAGGTGCCGACTTTGCCAATGGACTTGAAAAGGCTTATCGAGAGGAGGGGTTGTCTCTTGGAGACTGAAGAACTTATATTAGAGATTATCGACCCACCTCATCCTTCTCTGATTCCAGTTCCAATGGAAGAGGACATCACGAAGCATTTGTCTGGTCAGCATGACCAAAGGACGCATGGTTCGTGGGCGAATGAGTCACAGCCTTTTGACCCTGAAAAAGATGGACCTCGTGCTGATATGCGCTACTCGGAAGAGTTCGAAATAAACCCATTGACAAGCGAAGAAAATGAAGCGCTTGATGAATATGCGGGGTTTGGCTACGAGCAGATAAATAGTTACTTACGCTATGGTGGCTCCGAAGGTGGTTTCGAAGATAACCCAGAGCCAGATTTCAAAGATTTTGTTATAGAGTCAATAGATAAAGTTATTGATAGAGCGCCTATTGTTTTCGGAGACAAAACCCTATATCGTCTTTTTTCACCAAGGGTAATAGATACTTTGAAGGAGGGCGATATTCTCACCGATAAGGGATTTATGTCTACAACAAGAAGAGACCTTACCGACCCTACAAATAAGGGTCTGGTCTATGCTTTAGACGAAACCTCACCTGATACAGATGGGGTTATCGGGGTTATTTTGCCAAATGCCAATAGGAATGGTCGGGGCTTGTCTTTCGAATATCTTGCTTCTTCCACGCCGGGCTTTGATTATATTTCGAAAGAAGCCGAAGTTCTTCTTCCACGAAATACCTCACTCAAGTTTCTTGGATACGACAGAGAAGATGAGACTAGACCACCTTTTGCTATTTTCGAGAGGCAGAACGGCTGATGGCAAATAGATTCTGGACTGAACTTGAGGATGTCGAAATAACCCGTGCTGTTACCAAACATGGTACACACGACCAGAAAACTCATGGCAACTGGGCTACGGGAGAGCAATCAAGCGGAACTCCCGAGGACAAGAGAAAGAGTCCAGTTCGAGACGCAGGTA